CAAGAATGTTGCTAAGCAGGTCGTTGCGGATCTGGGCAAGTCGTTTGATCACACGATTACGTACACCCGCAAGGCATCTCCGACCTACAACACCAGCACTGGAGCGTTGACAACGACTGATACGGCTTACTCGTTTGACGTTCCAGTCGAGTTTGTTGACGCTGAAGAGGAGGAGGGGCGCGAGGAGCGTAAGGCTCGCTTGTATATCACCCCCGATCAGATTGGAGACAACCAGCCCACTTTTGAAGACACGGTGACGCTGAAATACGCAGGATCAAACCGTGTTGCTCAGATTACTGACATTCGGACGTTCAAAGGTGATCAGGAGTATCTGTATCAGCTGCTGGTGAGGTTCTGATGGGCAAGCTAAGCAGCCAGGTCAAGGCTCAAATTGAATCAGACCTAGACAAAGCGTATAACGAGTTTATTAAATTTATTTATTTTGAATTATCTGACGAAATTACAAGTCCAGCATATACAGGTTTTTTTGCGTCTAGCTGGAAAGTCTCCACAAGCCGACCTATGCCTGTTGAGCGAGTAGAAGATTTTTCGCCGTGGAACGAATTAAAAAAGGCAAAAAGTTCATTAAAAAGCCGAGAGTTAGCTAAAAGCATTCCTCCTTTCATAAGTCCTCGCTTTAGCAGTCTTCCTCAAGTTCGTTTTCGAGAAACTGTTTATATCGGAAATACTGTTGAATATGCAAAATATGCTTTGCAGCGACCTAATCAAATTGTTCCGCTGGTAACCAAGGCTAAAGTTGCTGCCAAAGCGTTTTTTGGCACAACATCTGCTGGCTCGCTTAAAGTGATGACAACTGGTAACGAGCGCGGAACTCGCGATAGGAGGATCTTATGACGCTTGTTGCCTCAAGAGCCGCTTTTGAAAAAGCAGTTACTGATGCTGTAGCAGCTTCTGATGCGACAGTACAGATGGTTTACGACAACGTTCGTTTTACGACACCAGGCAAGACCAAGAAATACGTATTGATGTCTGTTTCATACGTGCAGAGCACGATTCAAACGCATGGGGCGGCATCTGATTTTTACATTGGCACTGTTCAGTGCAATATCTACGTGCCAAAAAACAATGGAACGGCTGAGCTTGCTGCGATCGGTGAAGCCATAATTGATGGTCTTACTTCTGTTAATGCCAGTGGGTACGCAGATCCGTTTAGCTGTGCCCCAAAAGTGCTTGAAATTTCAGGTCCAGCGCCTTTAGAGCTTGAAAACCGGGCTCATTTTATTGGCCTAGTATCTTGTCAATTTACTGCAAACGCGTAGTATAGTATTGGATAAACGCGGTTTTTCAATGCGAGCCACAGAGCTTCTTCGCAATAAATTTGGCGTTAGCCAACTTTATAAGCACGCCGTTAAGCAGGGCGACGAGGTTGTGCTTGAAATTTACTGGCATCCTTTGACCATTTCCGAGCGAGAGGCAATTCAGAAAAAAGCTGGCAGTGACGATGCTGGCGAGTTTGCGCTCAATCTGATGATTGAAAAGGCTATGGACGCTGATGGGAAACGGCTGTTTCAGGATGGTGAAAAATCAATTTTGAAAAACGCTGTCGAAGCAGCTGTTTTGCAGGACATTCAGGTTGCAATGCTTTCCTCCGGTACTGATCAAAAGGTGGAGGAAGCGAAAGCAGAGCTGAAAAGCAAATCCTGACTGGTTTTTTCTGTTTTTCCTTGCCAAGGAGCTTGGAAAAACCGTAAGTGAGCTATGTCAGACGTTGACGCAGGAAGAGTTGATTGGATGGGCAGCTTTCCTTGAAATCAAAAACGAAGAGGAGGAGAAGGCTATGGAGCGAGCAAAAACCGGTCGTAAGGCGCAGAGCATGAGATAGAGGTAGGATTAGGAAAGCTTTTGGTGGCGCATAGTGGCGGGCGGCATCCAACCTGTTGAAATCGTCGTAAAGACGAATATGAAATCGGTTGACGCCCTTAGCGGGGCGCTCGATCGAGTAGAGAAACAGGTTGGCAAGGTCAATAAAACCACTGTTTTCTTTGACGCGAGTGGCGCAACCAACCAGCTAAAAGACCTTAAAAAACAGCTTGAAAAATCGGAAAAGTTTGTAGATCAATTTTTAGGCAGAACGAACGCAGCAAGGAAAGGTGTCGGAGCGTTTGACAACAGCCTGGTTAGCCTTAGACAGCAGCTGTCCTTGGTGCGAAAAGGATTTGAAGATACGAATAACGATATTAAGCGCCAAGAGCGTGGTGTAGCCTTGCTTGCTGGCCAATACAAGCGTTTAAAGCTTGAAGGACGTGCTTTAGCGCAAGGTGCGGCTGGTGGCCAAGGATTTCCTGGTCTTTTTGGTGATACTGATGACGCCAAGTTGGGAATTGGTTCTCTAGAAAATCGAATAAAAGAACTAAATCAACTTCCTAAGTCGATTGCCGGCAATCAGCAAAAATTAAAAGAAATTAACTTTTTATTGGATTTTGCTTCTGCAGAAAGCAAAGAATTTTTGATGCTAGTTAAGGCGCAAAATAGAGCGTTAGATGAGCAAAAAGCTCTATATAGTCAAATTAAAAGTATTCAGCGTGATATGACCATGACTGGGCAGGCAAGTCAGCTGCCAGCCAATTACTTTACAAGCAATCCAAACTTTATTCAGCCAGGTTTAATTTCAAGAACGGCACCTTCCGTTCCAAAAGGAAAACCTGCAGGAACAGGAGCAGGAACAGGAAAGTCTGTTCCTTTTAGTCAATCAAGGGCTGGACAGGCTGCACTAGGCGCTGGCTTTCCATTGCTGTTTGGAGCGGGGCCTGCATCTGCTCTTGGTGGCGGTATTGGCGGCTTCATGGGTGGCTTTGCCGGTGGCATTGTAGGCAGCGTGATTGGTCAAAACATTGACCAGTTTGTTCAGGGAATGGCCGAAGTCGGAACGGCGTTGTTAAAACCAGTTGAAAACATAGATCTTTTAGTTGTAAAAATTGGTGCGGTAAATACTGAGCTTGAGGCAAACATTGGTGTTCTGCAAAGCCTTGGTCTTGAAGGTGTTGCGGCTCAAGCTGCTTTTGAAGAGCTAGAAAGCGCTGTTGGCAAGGGTGGCGTTAAGGCTCTTGAACAGTTTGGTCAGTCTTGGTCAAACATGATGAATGCTTTTAACCGATTAGGGGTAATCATTGGATCGGCGTTGGCTGGGCCACTTGCTTTATTTGTTGATCTGATTGCGGAGCTTGTAGGGCTTTTGCCTGGAGTAAAGCCTGGGAAGACTACAAATAAGCCTGGAAAGATGTCGTTGTTAGGCGAAATGCCAACACCATCAGGTGGAACGCCTGACGCTACAGGCAGTTCTAATCAGGCTATTGAAGGTGCTATGGGCAGGCAAGTTGCCCTTGCTGAAGCAAGAACAAATTTAGAAGCAATGTCGCTGACAACTCGACGGGACATTCTTGCTGAAGAAAAAGGGAAAGTTAGGCTTCAAGAAATTGATAATGACTTGGCAACTGTAAATGCAAACATAAAGTCTAACGGACTAAAGGGGCAAAAACTAATAAACGCAGAGCATGACCGTGACTTGTTGATTAACAAAAGAAATCTTGAGGTAGAAAAACAGCGCAATGATATTACTAAGGCTCAGCGAACTATTTTGCGTGAAAGAATTGGAGTGCAAAACCGACTTCTTGGGCTTATTGGTCAACTAAACGGTGTTGAAGTAGATAGACTGAAGGCGACAAATGGCCAATTTGCTGCTCGACAAGAAGAATTTAACAGGATCGACCAAACGTTAAGTCTTGAAAAAGCAAGGCTGGCTAACCAGCTAGAAACCAATCTATTAGGCAAGCAAGAAGGTGAAATTACAGTTCGTCTTCGCGCTGAAAATGAATTCCTAGTCAAGCTTGCAGAGGATCGTGCAAGGCTTGAAAAAACATTGCTAGCACAGCGACACGCTGAGTACGACTTGGGGCGGCTGCAGGTGCGACAAGCGCTTGATCTTCAAAAAGTTCAAGCTCGTATGGACGCACAACGCAAAATTCGTCAAACCAGTCCTTTTGAGCGGCAGCAATTTTTGCTTGATCCGTTCTTTGGCGGCAGTCGTGAGTTAGCTGCAGGTCAAGAGGCTAATTTTAAACAACAAGTTTCAATGATGAATTTCCAGCTTGCTCAGAACCAGGCTGCTTTAAACGTTGCTGGAATTAGTCCAGAGCGAGAACAGGCTTTAGAGGATCAACGCGCTCAGCTTGAGTTGAACTTGGCGTTGTTCAAGGAGTATCAACCTGCTGTTGATGAAGCAGCTCTGGCTCAAGCTCGTTTTAGTGATGCGCTAGCAATTACAAAGCCTGTTACGGACGACCTGTTTGACAGTTTGCTTTCAGTTGTTGAAGGAACAAAAACTGCAGAAGAAGCGTTTGCTGACTTCCTTCGCAACATCGCATCAATGCTGTTTACTGCAGCCAAGCAAATTATTGCAACGTATCTTGCCATTGGTTATGCGCGAATGTTTGCAGGCATTCCAGCATCCAGTGGTGGTGCGTCTGCTGGCAAGGCTGGAACAATTCCGAGTCTTGCGCCAAGCCTTGGTGGTGGTGGACCTGTGAATGATCCAAAAGGATTATTTACTCCTGCAACTCTTATTTCACGCAGAGCGCTTGGAGGGCAAGTTGGAGCGGGACGCCCTTACATGGTTGGCGAACGCGGTCCTGAGATGTTTATCCCTGGAGCGCAGGGCAACATCGTTGCAAATCACCAGATGGGCTCTGGAGCTAGTGTGACTGTAAACGTAGACGCTTCTGGTTCGTCTGTTGAGGGCAACGCTGATCAGGCTTCGCAACTTGGCAAAGCAATCGGCATTGCTGTGCAGGCTGAACTGGTCAAGCAACAACGTCCTGGCGGTTTACTTGCACGCTGATGGCTACTTTCCCGTCAATCACGCCGACTTACGGTGTTCAAAAGCGCAGCGCACCAAACGTCAGAACGGTGCGTTACGGAGACGGATTTGAAAGCCGTTTTACAATGGGTCTTAATCAAGACCCTAAGACCTATAACTTAACGTTTCAGGTGTCAGAGACTGACGCCGATACGATCGAAACATTTTTGGATGCACGAGCTGCTGATTTTGCCAGCTTTGACTTCACGCCCCCTGGCGAAGGCAGTAGTTCCAAGTTTGTCTGCGAGACCTGGAGCAAGTCGATTCCATACTTGAATCGCGCCACAATCCAAGCAACGTTTCGCGAAGTATTTGAACCGTAATGGCAGTAGCAGCTTGGGTCGCTAGCACCGCATTTTCTGTTGGTGACATCCGACGCGCCAGCGTTGAGCAGCCGTCTGGCTTGTTCTTTCGGTGTTCAACTGCTGGAACGTCAGCAAGCTCAGAGCCCAGCTGGCCGAACATGGTTGGCGACACGGTTACTGATGGGACGTGCATTTGGACTGGGATTGCGTCGGCTTATGAGGAGCTGGCAAAGATCAACCCCAGCGCAATTATTGAGTTGTTTGAGCTAAGGCTGGACTCAACACTGCATGGCAGTAGTGATGTTTACCGCTTTCATGCCGGAGCTAACGCTGCTGTAAGCGGCAACATCGTGTTCAACAGCCAGACTTACACCCGTATTCCGATCAAGGCCGAAGGATTTGAGTACAGCAATACCGGCACGCTTCCACGCCCCACGTTGTCGATCAGCAATCTCGATGGAACGATGACCACGTTGCTGCTGCTGGTCAATGCCACAACAGCAGGCAATGACCTTGGTGGAGCGGAAGTGCGTCGAATTAGGACGTTAAAGAAGTATTTGGATGGTGAAAGCGCAGCTGATCCAAATGCTCGTTGGCCTGAAGAGCGGTGGTTCGTGGATCGGAAAGCTAGTGAGTCACGCGACAGTGTGACGTTTGAGCTAGCCAGCAAGTTTGATTTGGCGGGGCAGAAGATTCCGAAGCGGCAGGTCATTGCCAACGTTTGCCAGTGGAAGTACCGCAGCAGCGAGTGCAGTTATACCGGCACCGACTATTACGACGTAAACGGCAATGAGGTCAGTACCGAGGCTGAAGATGTCTGCGGCAAGCGTGTTGCCAGTTGCAAGCTGCGGTTTGGTGATACAGCTGAGCTGCCGTTTGGATCGTTCCCCGGCGCTGGTCTGACCCAGTGATGCAGCTGTCAGACGAGTTGCGGGCAGAGATCTTGCAACACGCCAAGGCTGAGACGCCGAAAGAGTGTTGTGGGTTGGTTGCTGTGGTCAAAGGACGGCATCGGTACTTTCCGTGCCAGAACATCGCAGATACTCCTGATGAGCACTTTGTTCTCAATGGTTGGGACGAAGTAGAAGATCAGGGCGAGGTGGTGGCGATTGTTCACAGCCACCCGAAGACCAACCCAGAGCCATCAACAGCTGATCGCGTTGCCTGCGAAAAGTCAGAGCTGCCATGGTTCGTCGTCAACCCAAACACTGAAGGCTGGGGCTATTGCGAGCCAACAGGCTTCAAGCTGCCGTATGTGGGGCGTGAGTTCGTGTTTGGCGTGGTGGACTGCTACACGCTTGTGCGGGACTGGTATGCAAGGGAATACGGCATCCAGCTGCGGGACTATGACCGTCGGGACAAGTTCTGGG